TCTAAACTGTTCTTATACTGGAACATCTGAAGATACTGGAAGCCAAAATGCCTATGGCTTACGTGAACTCACGGAGACTGATGAGGAGCTTACAACCGATAATGAATGCTACCTGAGAGCTAAGGCTTTGCTTGCTTACTTGAAAGATCTAGCAGAATCTCTCACTTTAACCAGCACGGTTATAGACTATGGCACCACACCCCCCCTCGCCGCAGATAAGATTCATGTCCCATTGCCAAATGAGAATGTGGATTCTGACTTCCGCATAGAAACCGTTGAGTACCGCGTGGATGCTAAGACTCAGACGCTTGAAATAACTATGGAGCTTGGCAAACTTCCGCCACTGCTCGCCGACTACCTGTACGGCATGCGCACAATGTCCATAACCATTGAGAAGCTTACACGGACAAAAGTTGGTAGAGGTGTTTTAGCGTGAGTCGATGGGCTGGCGAATCAATCCACGATGCCATTCTAAGCACGTTAACAAGTGCTCCAATAGGTAAGAAGATTACTAAAATTGTTTCCACGTGGCTTCCTGGTCCTGTTCTCGAAACGATCAAATTTTATGATGATTCCGAACTTCTTTTTACTCTTACGTTTTCTTGGAACCCAGATGGAACTTTTCAAAGTGTGGCTCGAACATAGTCGGTTTGCCGATTATGCGAGAAACCGAAAATAATGGAGGAACAAAAATTGAGTATACATAAAAAAGTATTAGTCACGGTAAGCATGCGACGTAGAATAGAAGTTTGGCGACCGATAAAAAACCTGACTCCAAAACAGTTCAAGGACACTAAAGAATTTGCATTAATTGACGGCACTGAAACGGCACTCATAGAAGTGGACGTCAGCGAAGTTGCGTTATTGCTCGACACGATAACGGATGCTGGCTTAGACTACCTCTGTGAAGTCGTGGGTAACCCAACGCAACCAGCTCGAATGGGATATACGGCTATTGGAACGGGTGCTATAGGCGGAACAGCAGACTCGGGAACCACTACCACAACGGTTGACGCTGAGAGAACAGAAGTAGACGATTACTGGAACGATGCTTACATTCTGTTTACGTCAGGACCGAACATTGGCTTGAGCAGAAAAATCACGGATTTTGTTGCTGCTACAGACACGATCACTCATGAAGCTTTTCCAGCCGCCGTTGCCGCAGGACACACATATCTGTTGAGTGCACGACCAGCAAGCACAACTTTAATAACTGAATCAATGCGTGTGGCGAACACCTATACCAAAGACGCGCCTGTTGGAGAAGCCAGCTTAGACTCAACATTCAACATCACTCAAACCTTAGCATTGAACGAGTGTGCCTTGTTGAACGCCGCTGCTGCAGGAACAATGCTGTGCGGAGACGTTTACGCAGTGAAAAATGTTGTTAGTGGCGATACGGTGAAAGTTTACTACACGGAGAAACATCAGAGACCATAACATAGCAGTGATATTCGTGGGAAAGACTATATTGTTGAAGGAATTAGAGTCGGGCAAAACTTCAATTTGCGTTGACTTAGACGATTTGCTTGCTATGATGCTAAGAGTTGCAACGGAAAAAAACGTTGATCTTAAAACGGCAACGGGTGAACAGAAAAGACAGGTTCTCAAAAGCATGGGTTATGAACCGTATTTTGAGATATTAAAAAAGGAGCCTGAGTTTCAATGGCTGTAGGCGATGTTGTAGCCGACATTCAAAGCATTGCAGCGGCTGCTTACTTGGACATTCAGCCAGCGTCTGGTGTTGAGTGGGTTATCCATAACATTTACCACGAGTTTGACGTTGAATTGCATCGCTACGATGGAACTAACGACCTGACATTTGACACGGACACAGGAGCAGGCATATATGCAAAATATGCTTTTCACTGCAACAACACTGACCGAATCCGAGTGAAAAACACTAACACTTCAACTCGTCTTATCGGTTATGATGGTGTGCAAACCAAATGACAAGAGTAACTCCACTTCTGACAAGCCGTAAAATGCTTAATATCACTTATCAGACTCCACAGGAAACGCTTTTAGGCACGCCTGAAACTTTGCCGACAAGTGAGCCAGGCACAGCGCAGATAAGTTACACTGTTGCAGATGGGGATTTGCCAAGTTTTAACTCGCCACCTTATCAAAAGAAGTTTATTGCCGTCTTAATTGGTGCTGGTAAAGCTGTTACGTCAGCAATCATATATTTCCGCATGAAAAAGAATGGCGCAAGCGTTGCAACAGGCTCGAACAGTGTATCTGCAAACTATTATTACACTTGGCAGTGTTACTTTTACGATGTTGCTGTCGGAGACGTTTTAGAGCTTGCCTTGTGGTCAAACCAGACGGACAGTAACTGGGACTATAAAGCCTTTCAAATTCAAGTGTCAAGACTTATTCCGTTTGATAAGCTACGTTTATTATTGCCCTGCAATTTTGCAGCTTTAGTAGCGCATCCTGTTTTAACTTTGGGAACGCCGAATGCGTACACTACTTCAAATCTTTTTCTATATCACGACGATAAAGTATTACCAAGCATTGCTGCTGCAACTCTCTACACGACATTGTATTGCGGAAGCATTTATGGAATGTTCAGAGTGGCTTATGGCGACTATTCCTATGCAAACTCTGGAGAGGGTTTTACACACTTAACATATCGTCCAAGGTACCGTAGGAACTACGTTCCAATCCAAATTATCATGCGAGGCTTAAAAACTGAGGGACAACTCTAATGCCCGACATCACAGAATACGGCGACTTGATGATTAACACCGTCATGAACGAGGGGGGCTTTCGCAAAATAGACGGTTTGCTGGAAGACGGAACAAAAATAATAATTATTTCAGGCGGACAGTTATATGAGATTTACGTTGACACTATAACCAAGGCATTAGCCACTCCTGCTGAGGAATGCACGTTTAACATCGCAAAAGATGCTTCTGTCAGTTCACAAACAATTCAAGTGCCAGAAACAACATTTAACATTTCCAAAGACGCTATTACACAAGCTCTTGCTTCAGCGATTCTTGAAGCTGTAAAAGAGATTTTCAAGGATGCCATAACTACAGCACAAGCAACATTCACTTTGGAATCTACCTTTAACATAAGCAAGGACGCTACAACTGTTGCAGGCTCAACCTTTAGCACAGAATCTATTTTCAACATTGTGAAAGACGCAATCGCTCAGGCTTCAGCTTCTCCGCAAGTCTTAGGCATTTATCCCATAAACGTTGATGCAGTGGTTAAAGCCTTAAGCTTGGTAGAGCTTCAATCAACACTGGGCATAAGCCAAGATGCGGTTGTTGTCGCTGTTTCCACGCCGCTGATTCAAAGCACATTTAACTTGAGCCCTGAAGCTGTTGTGAAAGTCCTTGCAGAAGTCAGCGTTGTCACGGGCGCAGTGAAAGTTACTAAGTTGTTTCTTGTACTCGGCAACATAGTTATTGAATTGAAAACGGGTGAGATAGGAATTGCCATTGGAGGCGAGTGAGATTAACAAGGGTAAACTGAAGAGGCTACGGGAGAAGCTGAAGCGGAAACAGGTTGAAGGTATAACACGTTGAAAAGTAGGCGATTTTACGTGAATAAGAAAAAAGAAAAGCTTGAACCAGGAGACCTTGTCTGCATATTCTGGAACGACGCAAGCGTCGGATCCAGCTTCACCACAGTAGGAATCCCGGTTCCCGTTAAAAGCGTAGGCATATACGTAGGCTACGCTGGAGAACCAAAACATGCAATTCTCTGCCAAAACGATTTTTCCTACAACCCTGAATTGCACGATGTCGATTATACAGCAATCCCGTTTCCATGGTTCAAAGAAATTCGGATCCTTCACAAGGCTTTTGTAACACGTGAAGAAGCAACGTTGATTCTCCAAAACGTTCTAACAGGCATGGGAACACGCAGACGCAGAAGAAGAATTTTCCAGATGAGGGCCAACAACCATGACAAGCTGGATTAGACGTGCTTTAACAAAAAAGATAGCTCGCAAAGGACCCAAGGGAAAACAGCAAATAATAGTCATTGAACCGAACGAAAAACTTGTTTTAATGGTGAAATTCGCAATAGCCATGACCTTATGCTTAACTGGGCTTGAAATCGCTTACATGGCTTTTCTGGGTCAATGGAGTCACGAGGTCTTTGCAGTGATTTCAGGGCTTGTTGGAACGGTTTCAGGTGTATTAATTGGACGCCAAGCGTAGAGGAAAAGCTAAGCTGGAAGAATTCCGCAAGAAGCTCAAAAAGCACCAGGCGACGGGTGTAACAAGATAACCCTTCGAGGATTCTTTCAAAACTGCTCGTTTTCGGCATTTTAATTTTTGTCAGTGGATACCATGCAAAAACGTAAAGCCTTGACAAGACGTGAGTTTTTCAGGATCTTCAAGTATAAGAGACGTTATGACAGATCCTCGGGCAAATTCATCATCGACATAGGCTACAAAACTGCCCCCCCAAGGCCGACGAGCAGAGTTGTGGCTGTTGCTGAAGGTTTTGGTCTAGGGCTTGACCAATGGGAGAAATTTATAATCTATGATAATGTTGAGCTGAACATAGATCCTACGGACATCGTTTATATTACTGGTGATAGCGGTAGCGGAAAAAGCGTTCTGCTGAAGGCTTTGGAGAAGGACATCAAAGGGGACATGGGTTTAAGCACGATTAACATCGCAGACATAAAGCCTCCGCTTGGCAAACCGCTCATCGAAACAGTCGGCAAAACCTTGGAAGAAGGCTTGGAGCTGTTAAGCAAGGTAGGCTTAAATGATGCATTCCTATTTTTACGCACTTACGAGCAACTGAGTGATGGACAGAAATACCGCTACAAAATCGCAAAAATGATGGAGAGTAAAGCTCAATTTTGGATAATGGACGAGTTTGCAGCAACGCTTGACCGTGATACGGCTAAAATCGTAGCTTTTAATTTACAGAAGCTTGCACGCCAACAAGGCAAAGCAGTTTTGGCAGCAACAACCCACACAGACCTATCCGAAGACCTAAACCCTTCTGTTCACATTCACAAGCGATTCGGTAAGGAAATTTGTGTAGTGTACTATACAAATCAGCCAGCCGTAGAATGTAGTTTGCTGAGGGAGATGCGGGTTGAAGAGGGTTCGATGGCTGACTGGCGCGAACTCGCAGGCTTCCACTATCGCAGTCACAAGATAGCTGGTCCACGCAGAATCTTCTGCCTCAAAAGGGGCGATGAACTGTGCGGAGTAATTGTTTATTGTTATCCGCCTCCAACATGTTTTGGACGAAAGCTTGTCTTACCAAAGATGTCAATGAAAGAGCTGAACGAGAAGCTGAGCATCATAAGCCGTGTTGTTGTGCATCCCAAATACCGCACCATAGGATTGGGCGTGAAGCTTGTGCGGGAAACTTTGGCTAAGGCTGGAACGCCTTACGTGGAAATGCCCGCTGTCATGGCGAAATATAACCCGTTCGGAGAGAAGGCTGGAATGAGGAAAATAGCTGAGCAACCACCGCCCAAAGAAGCCCTAGCCATGGCAGAAATCCTGCAGCAGCTTGGCTTTAACATTCAACTGTTGGGAAGCGAGAAATACGTTTTGAATAAGCTCCAAACCATAAACGATGAAAGCCTGGAAAAGTTGAGAGAAGCATTCATTAAACATTGTCACGCACGCTTTATGAAATACTTTTTCTGCCATATTCCCTTCGGAAGGAAGGAAGTTTACGCTAAAGAAGTAATGAAAGCTAACCTTGAAAAGCTTGCACGTTTAATTAAAGTCTGTGGCTTTCTTCTGCAGACGAAGGCTTACCTTTTCTGGCCACAGGGTTAAAAAGAGTCGCGTATGCCCCGTAATAGAAGCATACAATACGCCGAACAGCCACAGAAAGCCTCCACGAAGCAATACGCCGAACAGCCACAGAAAGCCTCCACGAAGCCCTCCAAAGCTTAGGCTACTACAGCAAATCCGATGGAAATACAGACAAAAATGTTATATTTACTTCTTAACCGATGTAAACCACTTCACC